GTTGGACTTAATCTTGGTAATGCTAATACCTGGACAGGTGCTCAAACTTTTGGCAATATTTCTGTCGGTGGAACATTTTTATCTGTTGGTTCAACTAATTTAGTTACCAATTTAAATGCTGATTTATTAGATGGTCAACATGCTTCTGCCTTCGAAACTGCTTTAACATTTACTAATGGTTTAACTAGAACTAGCAATGATATTCATTTAGGTGGTGCTTTAACCGAAAATACTCGATTAAATATTGGCTCTACTGAAGTTATGTTTTTTCAATTTGCCACCGGTAACGTTGGTATCGGAACAACGAATCCAACATCAAATTTATACGTTCAGGGAACAGGCGCCACCAATATTCCGCTATTTACCCTAAAAGGTGTTGCTAATATGAATACTGATTATTGGCAAATTTATAATTCTAATGGAACTAAAATAACTTATTTTGACAAATATGCTTCATTTATAACCACTGGAATGGTTATTTCCTCAAATGCGCTTGGAATGCAAGCATACAATTTACACGCATATGATTCAGCCGGATTAAATCTTGCTGATGATGCAGGTAATGGAATATTTATTAAAGATGGTGGCAACATCGGCATCGGCACCACTAATCCAACTCATAAATTAGATGTTATTGGTGATGGAAATATTACTACTAATCTTTCCATTGGCGCCACATTGACTCTTTCTCAAGGTGCTCAAAATGGTTACGTTTTAATTTCCGATGTTTCTGGTAATTCATCTTGGGTTAATCCTTCTACTCTTAGTGTTGGCACTACCTATGCTGCTGGAAATGGTTTAACTTTAGCTAGTGGTATCTTCAAACTTGGTGGTGCTTTAACCGAAAATACTCGATTAAATATTGGTAATACTGAAGTTTTCTTTGCTCAATATTCCACTGGCAATGTCGGTATCGGCACTACCAGTCCAACAGTAAAATTGCATGTCTACAATGCAGTAGATGGTGCATTTAAAGGTATAGCCGTTGACAATCGTAAAACATACGGAGTTGGAACGAGTACAAATGAAACAAGCAGAATTATCATGTCTTTATCAGAAGTTAGTGCTCCCGACCCACTAAGCAGAGTAATGGGGTATATTGAATCAGGCGTAGAGGCTGAACAAAGTTCTGCTGACGGATTTTTAGCACTAGGGACTAGAACGTCTGGATCTGAAACTGAAAAAATTAGACTAACAAGTTCAGGTAATTTTGGTATCGGCACTACCAGGCCTCTTCAAAAATTATCTGTAGTTGGTAACGGTTCTTTTTCTACTTCTCTTAGTGTCGGTACTTCCTTAACTGTTGGTTCTAATTTATCTGTTGGTAACAGTTTAAGTGTTACCGGTCGGTCTACCTTTGCTCAAAATGTCTTTGTTAATGCTGGTGGTATAGGAGTAACTGGGAATAGTATCTTTAGTACTGGTGTTACTGCCACTGTCTTGTCGACTACTGGTAATTTAAGTGTTGGTGCTACTCTGACCACCACCACCCTCAAAGCCACTAATGCTCAAGATACTACTGTTATTACCAACCTCAATGCTGATTTATTAGATGGAATTGACGGTTCTAATTATACAAGAGCAGATCTAACATATCTAGGAAAAACTGGGGATATAGGCCTTGATGCCGTTACAGATACTGCCGCTGAATGGGCTAATTTACCTGTCGGATATTCACGAATGTTTTCCAGTGGTATTGGTACAACAGGTGGAGCACCAGTGAATAATTATGGATATTTTACAAAGGTTGCCAATAGAGACACTGGTGGAGGTTGGGGTGGACTTTGGGTTGGTTATGACAATGGGGAAAATTATATTGGTCGAACCTCAACTAACGCAACCTTCGCTACATGGGATAAATTATGGAGTAACAATAACGACGGTACCGGTTCCACACTCGATGCTGATTTATTAGATGGACTTCATTCAACTTCTTTTGAAACTGCTCTCACTTTTACCAATGGTTTAACCAGAACCAGTAATGATATCCATCTTGGTGGTGCTCTTACCGAAGCCACTCGATTAAATATTGGTACCACTGAAGTCCTCTACCTTTCCACTGCTGGCAACGTCGGTATTGGAACTACTACTCCTATGGGTAAATTAGAAATAAATGGTACTGGTGGCTTAGTAGTATCAGGTAGTAATCTTGACCCAGGCTTTGGTTATAGTCTTGTCCCATTACAAAACAGTGGTAAATTATTAATCGGTTGGAATAGACAAGCAGGAAATGGAGAAGTTGACCTTATCTCTAACAGAGCTGGTGGTAGTACAGGTGGTTTTAATTTTTATGATTACACTAATTCAGGCACTTTGAACCCATTAATGACTATGCAAGGTGGTGGCAATGTCGGCATCGGGACCACTAATCCAACAAAATTATTAGACATTTCTTCAACCGAAAATACAGTTTACACGTCATCAGGAGTAGTAGCATCTCCAGCAGGAGGCTCTTGGGCAAGAATAGCAAATACTAGTATTACAAACGAATCTTTTGCCGCTCTACAATTATATTCAAATCCATCTACGTGGTATTTAGGCACCAAGAGAGAGAGTGACGCTTATGGAGCTTTCTTTATCGGAGCAAGAACGGGTAGTGCTACTTATCAAGAATATTTTAGAATAGATAAAGCTGGCAACGTCGGTATCGGGACAACCAATCCAAACAGACAATTGGAAGTCGTAAGTGGTGGAAATTCTGGTCAACTTAGACTCAGAAATTCAAATACTTCTTATTTATCAGGAATTGAGTTTCAAAATTCAGCAGACACGAGTGTTGGTTTTGTTGGATTCTTAAATTCTGCCAATGCAATTCCAAACACATTTATAAATCAAATTGGAAATTACAATTATCAAATTCAAACCAATTGGACGGACAGATTCACCATTTTAGCGGGTGGCAATGTCGGCATCGGCACCACCAATCCACAAAGTAAATTAGATGTGGCTGGACCAATAAATATCAATACATCCCAAGGCGATGCCCTATATGTCAATAAAAATAGTGCCTGGGCAAATCAAACATTGTTGAGAACTGGCTACACCTCTGGCATTAATGATTGGTCAGAATTATTGGTTCCCGGAAATGGTGCTAATACGGCCAATATTCGTTTAATAGCTAGTGGCAATGTCGGTATTGGCACCACCAATCCAGGAGCTAGATTAGCAGTTCAAACAAGCGGAACAACTGATATTCTTAATTTATTTGAAACAGGTGGGACTGAGGTTATGACTGTATTAGAAAGCGGCAATGTCGGTATTGGTACTACCAATCCAACTGAAAGTTTAGAAGTTATCGGTAATGTTAAAGCTCAAAAATTTTATGATCAAGACAATCCTCTTTATTTTATTGATCCTGCCAATGCTTCTAGTACCTAATGCTCCACCAACTACAACTGGTCCCCCTCCTGTTAATCTAATAACCGAACCAATCGTTGCATCTGTCCCCGATATATCTAATAATGCATTCGGATTCGTTGTTCCGATGCCGATATTGCCATCATCTCGATTAATTTTTAGACGAGCAATACTACCATTCTCGTCCCAAAAAACTAAACCATCAGGACCATAAGGAGTAGTGTCGCTAGTGAAAAATAGACTCATTCCTTGACCAGTAGAACTGTTATCAAAAACTATTTTACTGGAGACACCGGCTGAATTTGGTCCTGCTAATCTTAACTCTGGAGCTTTAATATTATTACCTATTTGAAGAATATTATCCATGGTTGTTAAGGTACTTGGGGATGCTGTTGGATTAGTTGTTCCGATACCGACATTGCCACCATTTGGATTTAATAATAAATTTCGATTAATAGAATAATCTGCAGGATTTCGAGCTTGTATCCAAGCAGGATACCCACCGCCATTATATATACCCATATCTAACTCAACTCCTGCCCAAGTGTGGTCAGCATAACCAATTCTAGTTAAAGCAGTGTTTGTTGTCCCAGATATGTCAGGAAGAGACATTGTACTATAAATAGAACTAATATCTAATATTGCTGTAGGATTTGTTGTTCCGATGCCAACCTTACCGGAAACGTTTAAAAATAAATTATTATCCCAACCAACGATATTGCCGGAAGTAGAAGTACTAACACCAAGAAGTAAACCATTTGGATAATTTTGAATTCTGGAGGCAGAACTGGTGACAATGTGAGTACCACCAACGTCGGAATTAAAACGAATTGAACCACTGGTAGTTAAGGAAAGGGAAGCATTGGTACTAGAAGCATTGGCAGGATCAATAAAATAAAGAGGATTGTCTTGATCATAAAATTTAGAAGCTTTGATATTACCAATAACATCTAAACTTTCAGAAGGATTAGTGGTGCCGATACCGACTGAACCAGCAAAATAAGATTTGGCAACTGAGTCTAATTTTAAGGCGTAATTATTTACACCTGCTGGTGGATAACCAGATGGAACATAAATTGCATAATTACCTTGTGCACCATTAGCAGCGGTTGCCCAAATAGCATAATTTGCTCCAGTGGTTGTAGTAATTGCTTCTTGGTTAACAGCATAATTAGTACCAGTTGTATTAGTCGATTTGACAAAAATACCACTATTACCTTGAACATGAAGTAGTGATGCTGGAGCAGTAGTTCCAATGCCGACGTTGCCATTCTTTATATTTAACACATCCGTCCAAGTTCCTGCACCAGTAGGAGAAGCCAAAGTCAATCTTGCACCAGAATATTGATTTGTATCAAATTTAGTATAAATTTTACCTGAATTATAAGTTAGTGTATTAACATCGCTAGTCCCAGAGTAAAATACAACCATTGGCGAACCACTGTGGCTATTTGTTGCTGGTACATTTTCTAACCTTAACACTTCACTATCAGTATCCGATACCGTTGAAATGTGTAACTTCGCCGCTGGCCCCGTCGTCCCAATACCGACATTGCCGGAGGTTGCAATCCTCATTATTTCTGTATTGTTTGAATAAAAAGTTGGGAAATAGCCCGTATTTGCGTTCAGACGGATTTCACCAGAACTCTGATTCCATATTAATCCACCATTTAAACCTCCTCCATAATCATAGAATGCAAGTCCATTTAGAACGGAGCCAGATGTATTTTGGGTTATACGCAACCTACCTGTATTTGAAGATACATCTAATTTATCTCCTGGATTAGTAGTTCCAATACCGACGTTACCACCACTTAGAATTCTCATTTTTTCGCTATCATTAGTATTAAACACAAGAGGATAGGCAGTTTGGGTACCAATTACAAACGAATTTCTAAAAGAGACATTTCCTGCTGATGTTCCACCAATACCAAAATAACCAGTGACACTTGAAAATGCTCCATTAATTAGATTGACGTTGTATTCAGTTGGTGAAGTATTGTTGCTGGTCCAGCGGGTATTATATGGACCAGATGAAATATTTACATCTAGTTTATATCCTGGATTGGTAGTGCCGATACCGACGTTGCCGGTTTGCATCATAACCATATCGTATCCAGAGGCTTCATTTCCTGTAAAATGAAAAACTTTATCTCCAACATTACCATCACTAGTAACTTTTAAGGCTGTTGCATTTGTACCTACAAGACCTTTAATTTCAAGCGTTGCGACTGGATTGGTAGTCCCGATGCCGACGTTGCCAGATGTGTCTATTCTCATTCTTTCAGTATTAACTGTACCTAAAACTAAAGCTGTGCCAGCGGTATAGATTTCTGATGCATTGCCCCCACTAAAAATCAGTTGATTTGCGTATGTTCCTCCACTAATTCCAGCAGAATTTCCACGCATTCTTAAGTAAATACCGTGTGCCGAACCAGCCCCTTCCACTGCTAATTGAGAATTTGCAAGGGTGTTGTTAGCATCCGTGCTATCACTACCAAGTACATTTAATTTGTAGCCTGGATTAGTTGTCCCGATGCCGACATTGCCACTAGCAAATTGAATATACAAAGCTTCAGTATTACCAATATTTAATCGAGTGTTTTCAGTTAAAGCACCACCTAAATGAATATCATTGCTAGTTCTGGTTAAACCATTAGAAAAAGTTAGGGCAGTTTCGAAAGCAGAAGCATGAAGTCCATCTAATAAATCAGCATTAAGATTAGTGGTTAAATTAGTTGAACCAACAGATAAAAATGTTCCACCAATAGATAAATTAGTAGAGAAATAAGCATCACCAACAACATCTAATTTATGAGTTGGACTGTTGTTGCCAGTACCAATACCAACATTGCCAGTGGCTCGATTTAAATAAAATTCGCCATTACCAATGACAAGAGATAAATAATCGTAACCATTAGTAATAAAAGATCTAACATCGGCGGTTTGTAAATTTATTCTGGCTGATTTGGCACTATCATAAATATGTAATTTTGAAGATTCAGAATCAGTAGTACCAATACCAACGTCACCAGAAGTGGCAAAATACATAACTTCAGTAGAACCAATATTAAATCGAGTAGCTTCAGTTAAAACACCACCAAGTTTGAAGATGCCACTAGTTAAAGTTAAACCATTTCCAGCAGCGTAAGTGGTTCCAAGGCCAAGAGTAGTAGGATTAATCCAAGAAGAATTACCAGATGCATTAGTACTAAGGATATATCCATTTTGAGCACCCTGAGAAAGAGTCAAAGTATTACCAATAGTTAAATTATTGGTAAAAACAGAATTGCCAGTAACACCAATACCACCAGCATTAATAAAGACATTTTGAGAAAAAGTTGATCGACCAGTAACTGCCAGAGTTCCACCAATGGAAGCATTACCAGTAGTACTAAGATTAGAAATTGTGGCTCCTGCAGAAAGATTTTGGATGGCTGTCCAAGTATTGGTTGAACCAAGATTTAATCCAACAGTATAAGTACCATTAGAACCAAGACGGGTAAGAGTAGTGTTACTAACACCAACTAAACCAGTATTAGTAAGAGTACGACCAATACCAGAACCAGAAACACTTAAACCACTAGCACCAACTGAAATAGTAGTAATAAAATTACCAGTTTGGCCAATGCCAACAAAACCAGATGAATGAATTCCATCTAATAAATCAGCATTTAAATTAGTAGTTAAATTACTTGAACCAACTGAAAGGAATGTTCCACCAATAGACAAATTGGTAGAAAAATAAGCATCACCAAAAACATCTAATTTATGAGTTGGATTGGTGGTGCCGATGCCGACATTGCCGGAAGTGAATAAAACATTTCCGCCATACGAAGCTCCAGTATATTTGACTTCTAAATCATAGTTTCCAGTTCCACTGTAACTTGATAGTTGAGGAATGAGAGACCATTCTCTATCGGCTGCAGCACCAGAATTAAGACTTAAATTACCACCATAAATTGCTAATTTAGCATCAGGATTAGTG